CTGCTCATCAGTACCAAGGCACCACCCTTGGCAGACCGGCTGGGCCGGTTTCGCATTCAGAACAACGCAGGCTGCACCCGCGCCCGTTCAATCTCCCCCTGCCGCTTCACGATCTCGTAAATACGTTGCACTGTCAGGCCGTAGCGTTTGCCCAGTTCATCATGGTTGCGACCGTTAAACTCACGGTAGATCTGACGGTCTCTAACGGCTTGCTTCAGCCGATCGCCTTTGGGCATGTAGTACATACGCCCACCCCCATAGTTGGCCTGTGCCAGCAGCAGCGACAGGGCTATCCGGTGGGCGTCTTCTTCAGTAATGCCCAGCCGCTTCAGCTCGCTGTCGTAGATATCACACAGTGCAGCCAGATCCTTGGGCCACTTCTCGCGCACCTCAGCCGGTACGCTTTCGAGGTGGTCCAGCAATTCTTCGCTGTAGCTGTCATCGCCCAGCAGATCTTGCTGTTCTTCAGTCGCCACGGTTCAGCTCCTCACGGTTGGTGCAGTAGTCTGCGTGGTTCTCGATCTGTAGCCGCTCTTCAAATTCGGGCCACCACATGATGCGGTGCTCCGCCAGCAACTGGCGGACCAGGGCTGGCACATAAAAGGGACGCACTTGCTTTGACCGGATCAGCGCAAAGTCTTCAGCCCGCCATTCGCGCTGGATGCGTTTATTCCATTGTTTGAGGTCTTCCAGCACCTGGCTGGCCAGCCTATGGTCACGTTCCAACCATTCCAGAGAGTCGACGCCGATGCCGCCATTACGGCGGGTACTGGCTCGCTTGGCCCAATGAGTCAGGGCCAGTTCGGAGCCGTCACGCACGATGCCGGCCTTGTGCATTTCGATCCAGATGGCGCGCATGACGTCGATAATCTGGCCCTGTGATTTGGGGCTGTAGTAGGTGTATCGCTTCGTGGCTCTACCATAGGTTCTGCTATTTTCGGCGCCACGGCGCTTGAAACCGGCCTTTTCCAGTGCATGGATAACTTGATAAAGCTCGCCGATCGCCATGTTTGAACAGCTGCGTTTGCCGGTCACGTCGACAAGCATCTGGCGGTAGAGATCATCGTCCAGACCCAGCTGCTTTTTTCCAATGTGAATTTGGGCCAGAGCGGCTTTGCGGTTATCGCGCTTGGAGACTGTCATTGTTGGCCTCTATCAGTGTTGGCGTAACCTGTCACGCTGATCAGTTTTTTAAACTGTGACGGGTCACGTTGCGCCAGTTCGTCAGCGCCGTGGATCAGCAGGGTCAGCACTTCGGCGTGCTCCTCAAACTGCCCCTGCTGGGCTATGCGAGCCAGTGCTTCAGCGGTGCCACGGTAGATTTCAAACCGGAACTCTTTAGCGCCTACGGCCCTTTTGTGTTCACGCTCACGCTGGCGTTGGTTGCGCTTACGCTCGCGGGCCAGACGGCGCTGGCGATCCTGTTTATCTTCTGTGGTCATCTCTTTCCTCGGCTGCTCATCAGTACCCAGCCACCACGCTGGGTAGACCCTCCATGACTGGAGGGTTTCGCTTACTGGCCGTTCAGCGCATCCTTCAGCATCTTGGAGGCCGCGAACTTCACACCTTTTCGGGCTGGGAAGGTCATCATTTCGCCAGTCTGAGGGTTGCGGCCTTCACGTTCGGCGCGCTGGTTCACGCTCAGCTTGCCGATGCCATGGATAACAAATTCGCCATTGGCACCCAGCTCTTGCTGGATCAGGGTGGAGTAGGCATCCAGAAACGCGGTCACATCCGCCTTGCTGACGGCACGGTCATGCTGGATTTTCATGGCTTGGGTCATGGCGGTTACCTGGTCAGATTTGCGCATTAGGTTTCTCCTTGTTGGCTGCTCATCAGTACCGGGCAACCACGCCCGGTAGACCTGGCCAATCATCAGTTTGGCGGCAAGCCGCCAACCTGCTATTGGCCGGTTTCGCGTTACTGCTCATCCGGTCGGTGGCTGATACAGCCCAGCACCCACATGATGGCGTCATGGACGCCCTCTTCGTAGGTACCATCGGGGTGTTCGGTGATACCGGCTTCACCGTGCTCTTTGGCCCAGGCCAGCACGTCGTTCAGTTCAAACTCTTCAACTCGGATTTGCGGCCGCATGCTCATGGGTTCAGTGCCTCCCGCACGTTGTTGTGTTGACGAAACCGGATGCCGTTGCTGCCATCCTTACGCGGGGCCATGTCGAACAGGCCGAAGCCTTGCAGCTCGACAGCGCGCCCCTGACGTATTTCAACCAGGATGCTGCTGCCCATGGCCTGAATGGCTGAATTGGCCTGTTGCTCTGTCAGTTGGGCCAGGAACGACACCTGCCGGGCTAACTGTTCAGTCGTGGTCATTTTCATGGCGGCACCTCAGAGCTTGGCCAGATCCAGTGGGATGGCGCGCCACTGGTCCGATTGACCCACTCGCTCATACAGGCGGATGTAGGTCTGGCTGCCGGTGATCTGGATGCTGTCGGCGATGGCGGTCATGGCCTGATTCCACTGTTCATCGTCGATCGACAGGCGGCGCAGGCCCAGCACGCGGCCGGTGCTGATGTTGCCTTCCTTGTCGACCTGAAAGGCATGTTCCACCAGTGCACGGATCTCGGCGGCACTGCCCTTGGCCCAGCGGTGGATGCACTGATCAATCAGGGCCTTGGCGGCCTGCAGGCGCTCGTCAAAGCTGATGCTTTCCTGAATGGCACGCTGCAGCTTGTAGCGACCATCAAAGCTGACCAAGGTGACATTGCCTTTCTTGCCCCCGATCTGGACGCCATACTTCTCGGCGGACAGGTCGATAAAGGCTTCCACATCGCCCAGGGTGTTCATCTTGAAGTCGCGCATGGCCTGCTGCAGTTCCAACGCCTTGCGGGTGACTTCGTGCACCAGTTCATGGCGCACCATGTCGATGTCGTTGATGGTCTCAACTGGCACCAGGTGGCCGGCGCTGTTCTTCATGTACCCCTCGGGTATGTGTTGCTGTACGGCGTGGTTCATGCGGCATCTCCTGTCTGTTCCAATGCGTGTTCCGGTACCGGCCAGCCGACCAGCTCGCGCCAGTCGCCGGTATGGTTCTCAACAACGCGGGTTAATATGGCGCGGGTGGTGCGGCCGTTGTCATAGCGATCCAAGTTGCGGTTGAGGTACTCCTCGTTGACGATCAGGGCCCGGCGCGGGTCTGTGGTGTCTGACTCGTTGCCGACGCCCCAAAACACCAGCTGCTGTTGCATGCGGGTCTGGGCCAGATTGATGATGTGGTAACTCATGTGCGCTCCTCCCATGTCACCAGGCAGCCGGATACGTCTGCCACGCGTTCGGTATAGCGGCGGCCATCGTTGACCAGCCGGCGTCGGTAGCCCGGATGCAGTTGGTTGCAGCCTGCTCCGGGGATAATCTGAATGCGGGGGCGTTCGCCAATCCCGCTGATGTTCAAAACGGTCAGGCCCAGTGCCTGCAGGGTGCGCATGGCAAGGCTGGCTTTGGCCATGTGTTCGCTAACGGTTTGGTTTTGCAGATCGCGGTTCATCATCGGCTCTCCAGGCATTCAGGGTTACGTGGGCAGCTGCGGCAGGCGCGGTACTGCCGAATCCGCATCTGATTGCTGCCGACAAATGGCTTTTCGCGTTCTTTTTGGCACTCATCACCTGTGATAGGGCCCCGAATCGGACACTGCACCGTTGATGACCAGGCCATGATCGCCTGCGCCATCTTGTCGGTGCTGGCCGGGTATTTATTGGCCAGTAAGGTACTGACTGACGCCCGGTTGATCCCTAAGCGACGCGCTGCAGCAGCATTACTGCCTGACTCTTTCACCAGGTTGGCCAGCACTCGGATAAACTCGGGCGGGTTATCGCCCCAGGCGCTGATATCGACGGTATTCACAGCAGTTCCTCCGGTTCATCGGCATGCATGACCTTGTTCCAATTGGGGTCGTACACCACGCCCACCCGTTGGATCTGGGGTGGACGTGGGCCACTGTCCATGCGGGGGATCAGGCGCAGGATCTCCTTTTGGCCTTTGGTCCGGTTGCACGGCTTCACAATTTCCAGATAGCCCGCTTTTTTAAGCGCCTGCAGATAACGCTTGGCAGCAGTCGGCTTAACCTCGACGCCCGAACTGGCGGCGTGTAGTGCCAACTGATGTGAATCCATCGCGCCCAGCATGCGCAGGCAGCGCCACATGGCTTCCTGCCCCAGCCCTTGGGTGACCGGCTGGCCGTCACGGGTCAGACGTGGTGCTTCGATGCCGTTGTCCTTGATCAGCTGGAACACCGACAGCTCACGCCCCTTGGTCAATTTGACGACAAAGCCGCCAGCGACCAGACAGCGCACGTAGGTTTCAACCGTTTCATCATCCGCCTCGGCGCGACGGGCAATGGTGTAGATTTCAAAGCGGTCGCGGTGGATGCGAATTTGCTCCCACACGCGCTGCCGCGCCGGCTTTCCACCAATCAGCTCCATCTGGATCGGCTTGCGCCGACCGCGACGTTCTTCCACTGCTGCGTTCATGCAAGCCTCCGTTTCGGTGCTTCACCGGTGTAGAGTTCACGGCGTCCCCAGCCCTGGCGATCGATGTACTCGGCACCCGACTGGCCGGCCACGTCATGGATCAGTTCCAGGTTAACGACCACGCGGCGGATACTGCCGCCGGATATGTCCACCAGGTGCTGCAGCAAGTCGTCAGCCACTTCCAGCTCTGGCGCATAAAGCGGTACCAGCTTGCGCGCATCGGCCAGGGTGACCGGCTGAGCGGGAACCCAGCTCAGGATACGGCCGTGGAAGCGCTCCCACTTTTTCAGCTTGTTGGGCAGCTGTTCCTCGCCAATCAGCAGAATCGCGGCCTGGCTGCTTTCGTAGATGTCGCGGATCAACTCGACCACGTTTTTCTCGACCAGGTGGTCCATCTCATCGACGATGAGTGGACGACCACTCAGGGCCAGCTCTTCGGCGACCAGGTCCAGCATCTGTGGGATGGTGGCCCGCCCCGGCTGCATGCCCATCTCATGCAGAATGGCCACCAGCGTGTGGCGCTTGTTCCACACCGACTTGGCCTGGATGTAGTAGGCACGGCGGCGGCAGGCGACGTGGGTAGCAGCCACTGACTTGCCGAAGCCGCTGGGTCCAAACATGCACACCATGCCCGGCAGGCTGGTGGTGCGTTCGATGGCGCGCTCAAGCGCGATATCGCACAGCCCCAGATTGGAGGTATCGGCAACGCCGTTGACGGGTTGGGTATTGTCATTCATCATTTCTTAGTCACTCCTCGTGATATCGGGGGTCAGCGGGTTGCAGCCGCTGGTCCCCACTCCTCAAGTTCTTCTTCCCGACGCTTGAATGAGCGGTATTCCGCTGTCTTGGCGTAGGTTTTGAACCAGCGCTGGTCACTGGCCGGGATCTCCTGATCGCCGTGTGCGTATGCACTGTGCAAGGCATAGCGCTCTGCCGGTGTCATGGTTTCAAATCGACCCAATGGGGTGATGTCGGCCCGCTCTGGCTGGGCACGCTTCTTCAGCTGATGCTGGATCAGCTCTCCGTTGATGCTGCCCAACGCGCCCAGGCTGATGCTCTCGTCATGCTCCAGCAGCGGACGGCCACGGCGCTCCTCTTCGATCTCCTGTCGTTTGCTCTCGATGCGCTGCAGGCGACCTTCGTAGCGTTTCTCTCGGGCCTGCTCGATAACGCTCATCGGCATGTAATCGGTGCGGTTGGCGTTCCACTCGGCGCGGCAGATCAGGCGGTCATGTTCCAGATCGAATACCCAGATGTGTTCGGCGTTGTTGAGGTCGTAGGCCACAGCCACGTCTTCGCCGTGCCACTCGGTCAGCTCTTGGCTGAAGTAGATGTTGTTGAACACTCGAATCTCGCCACGCAGCGCCTTGCGGATCACGCGTGGGCGGAAGATCTGAGCTGCCTCATCACCGTTCAGTGTCATCGGTACCCACCCGTTATCCAGGTGCTGCTGCCACACTTCGTTCGGTGAGGCATGACGGCGTTTGCCGCTGGCATCCGTCAGCTTCGGCAGGCTGGAATGGGGTCGATCGTTGTACCAGTCCATGCGGGCGTGCACCCAGTCCATGAAGTCTTCCCAAGGCATCAGGGTCTGACGACCACCTTTCATGGCTTGGCGACTCAGCTTGAACTGCTGGTGGCGGGCTTCCCGGTCCATGTCGGCCCCCATGTAACCGGCCAGACTCTTGGCGCCGTCGACCCACAACGTCTGGTGGATGCGTTCAATCGCACCGCGAGCCTGCGAGTTGTAGGGCAGCGAGTGGGTCATGGTGCTACCCAGACGTGCCATCACGCCGACCGCTTCATCCTTCAGCATGGCGTTGCAGTAACCGGAGCCGTTATCGACATAGATCACCGCCGGTACCGCTTTGCCGCAGGAGTCGATCAAGGCATCCAGTACCGCTATGCCGCTCTCGGCCAGCGCGACCGATACGCCCACAGCCTTGCGGGTTGCGATATCGATCCAGGTGGTCACTTCTGGGCGGAATGGACGGCCATGCAGCGGGTGCTGCACCTCGGCATCGAAGGTGTGACCGTCGGCGCTGTAGATGTCCCCCGGCAGTAGCTGGCTGAAGTCACGGCGGACAAAGGGCATGACGTTCTTCAGCTCTCGGGCACCCATGCGACCATGCTGCTGGGCTACCCGCCCCATCTTGCCGATGAAACGGCGCACTGCATGAATGCTGGGGGCATCCTCTTCGCTATCCCATTTCGATAGGAACTCACGATAGGCATGCTGTACAGACGGCTTTTCAGGCCGTTGCCAGCACATCAGGAAGTCATTGGCCCAGGGCGGTGGTGCCATGTCCTTTTCACGCTTCTTGGGCGCCAGCTCTTTCACATCCTTGCTCAGGTAGCGCTTAAGGCTGCGAACGCTGGGGTATGGTGTGCCGTTACTGCGACCACGGCTGTCCTTCGCCATCTGCAAGGCTTTGTCCAGGACTGGGTTCAACGCCTGCAGCTGACCAGTTTCAGCCTGTGTCAAAAGAGTCGTGAGCGCGGCCGTTTGGGTAACACCCTGGCTGCACATCTCATTGATAGCGTTGATGATGGTGGCGCGGGCATCAGCAGCAGCACGCTGGCGGTGCGTCATCGGTACGTTCGATAGCGTTGCGGTCACAGGTGCCAGCTGGCGTGGCGACTCGCAGATACGCGTTAACATCTCGCCTGCAATCTGAGCCTCTAACGCCTTGCGCGCTTCATAGGGCAGGTTGCTGATGTGGTATTCATAGCCGCCGCCCTTGCCCATGCGCTGCTGGCCTTCCCAGCCTTCGCGCTGAATGCGGCGTACCATTCCGCTCTCGGTACTTGGCAGACCCGGCAGTTTCGCATCCGCGAACTCTTTGGCGGTGAACCATTGTTTCATGACTCACCGCCCAACAGCAGCTCAGGCTGCTGATGCTTTGCAACGTTGCCGCGCTGATGAGCCAAGTCTTCAATCAAGGTGGTCAGGGCGCTTTCAACATCTTGCTGTTCGCAACGGCCTTCGTAGAAGTCAATCAGCATCCCCATTACTTGGTGGGTGTAGGCACTGATTTCATTCAGTTCTTTATGACTGGCGCGACGACCAGTGGGGACTTCAACAAGCATCCGGCCAGCACTATTGGCTAGGTACTGCGTCATAAAGTGGGCACCGCACGCATGCTCAAATGCTGGTATCAGCACCGCAGGCATGCGACCGCTTTCAAGGTATTTGTATAAGGTGAAGTGGCTGCTCATGCCCATCAGATCGGCGATCCGGTCGACGCTGCGGTTCAACTTCTCCCGTGCATGCAACACATTCAGTTCCATGCCGCGCCGCAGGCTGATGGCCCGTTCCTGCTTCCAGTTTCTGCGTGTCATGTGGGATACCGCTCCATATTCATCTACCAAACAAAAGACTGCTTTGTGTCTGTTCTGAGACAAGATCAGGACCTAGCCTGAAAGCACACCTTAAAAAGGAGTTCTGTCATGGTTCTAAGCCGTTTTCGCCTGCTGCCTGGAATACGGTGCGGTGTTACACTGAGCATGCGTGTGATGGGCATAACGAGAAGGCCAAATCTCCTGGGGCTCCACCCCCAGAAAATCGGCCACAATACGCTCCACCTTCGGGTAGGGCAGCTTGAACACGTTGTAGAAAGTAGTGGGGTTGTTGTAACCGTTACGACGAGCCAGTTCCGCGACGCTAATGCCACGCTTGCGGATCTCGGCCGAGATGTCCTGGCGGTGCCAGTCCTCGAGCTCTGAGCGGGTCTGTGACTTGCTCATTTTTTTAGCCTCTTACTAACCAGTTTTACAAAAGAGTGTGGGTCACTGCTTTATGTAAACAGGTTAGCTGAATACCGCGAACTTAGTCAACGGTATTCCGCGAATATTTCGCGGTCAGAGTTAACTTGCTCACAAATGACCGCGAACGAGAGGAATAAACTATTACAAAACAATAGGATAGGCTCCATTATGAGCGAGAATAAGAACTCTGACCGCATGTCAGAGTTAGATATTCGTAACACTGACCACTTCTCTGGCCGGCTGAAGCTCGCGATAGGCAGCGAATCCACCAACTCTTTCGCGAAAAGGTGCGACATACGAGAGAGCACTATTCGCGGCTATTTGTCAGGATCAATGCCAAGCCTCGATAAAGCCGCTGTCTTAGCCAAAGCTGCCCAGGTAGATCTGACATGGCTAGCAACCGGAGAAGGCGAGATGCGCCCAAATACAGGCGTAGCAGCTGAAAGCACCCTTGAAGACGAATTCGCCATGATCCCAGGCTACAGCGTCCAGATATCCACTGGTCCAGGTGCCTTCCCCAGCAGCCATGAGCAACCGTCTAGAAAGCTGGCTTTCCGCCGTAAGTGGCTGAGATACAGAGGGCTTAACGAAAAAGACCTGGTACTGGTGTTCGCCAAGGGGGATTCAATGGAGCCCACAATCAGCGACAACAACACGCTGATGATCGATACCAGCCAGCGTGAGCTGTCAGATGGCTCAATCTATGTGATACGCACCGACCACCACCTGATCGCCAAACGCGTACAGCAGCTTTGGAACAAGGGCATCCTGCTGCTCAGTGATAACAAAGAGTACAAGGAGCAGCTCGTCGAACCGAGCGAGGCGGACGACCTGGAAGTGATTGGGCGGGTTGTTTGGATCGGGAAGGACGTCTAACGGGGCTGGACGCCCCTGGCTTGCATGCTAATTGGCCATTACCTGAACTTGGCGCTACCGTGCCAAATATCGTGCAAATCCAACTCTTTTGCGATTTTTTGGGTGCAAAACCGTTAGTGGCGCTAACGAGCTGCCGGGCGATAGCAGCTCCAACTACGATCCCACTATGTTTCTCAGCTGCTCAAGCAGCTCCGCCTCTCTCACTTTGAGCCGCCCAAGCTCCAGAAGGATCTGCTGCTCAGAGCTTAGCCCATCGGGATCGGTGTTCTTGGCAGCTAGGCGGATTGGAGACACCCCCTCATTGCCATCATTCTCTCTAAGCGCCACAGCATAGCGGTTGAAGGAGGATTTACCTATCTCATATCCTTCTAGCGCGAGCCAGCCACGCACATCCTCCTGGCTGTAGTACCCCAGCCTTAATCGGCGGTTTACCTCGGCACGCAAATCAGCAGGCACATTAGACATTGCAGGTTTTCCAGCCATCACAGACATCTCTTTATGGGATTTTGTCCCACTATATCCCGATATCTACAGACATTCAATTATGGGAATTCTCCCGTAATTACCCACAATATCCCGGTCACCTCCTAGGGACAATTACTCCACTAAGTCACACACTGCACGCCGATAATCGGCTGTCCTGACGTTGACTCTACCGCCTGTGTCAACTCATCCAGATCGTGCCCTACCACCCTGAGCCCATCTCCGGGTACGCGTACCGCCTGATGATGCAGACTATTCACACGCAGCTTTTCGCGCTCGCAGATACGCGCCAGTGCCGAGCCCTGTTCCAGCCGTACTTGCTTGG